GCATAGAAAAAATAAACATAAGAACTATAGCAGAAGCAAAACGTAATAAAGCAAAAAGACTACAAGTACAAGCATTTGATCAAGCTAAAGAAGAAGGTCGAAAAGTAAAACTAGCTGAGTGCGAAGTAGACTACAAAAAGATCACAAAAGAAGAACTAGTTTTTAGGATTATGATGTTTGATCATATCCCAGAAGAACCTGGACGCAAAAAGAACCCTAAAACAGTTGCAGATACTAAAGTAAAAGTTAACTTTCCTCCGTTTCAACACTACAAATTTAACGACGATGGTGAACTTATATGTGTAGGCAAAAGTCATTGGCAAGGTGGTATGGAAAACGGATACTTTTCCATGGACCATGGTAAGGCTACAAACAAACTAGCAAACATGTGGTTAAAACTTTGTGACAGATATGCTACAAGAGGAAATGTGCGTGGATACACATATAATGATGAAATGAAGGGCCAAGCAATTCTGCAACTTGCACAAATTGGTTTGCAGTTTGATGAATCAAAATCACAGAATCCATTTGCCTATTACACTGCGGCTGTGACAAACTCGTTTGTTAGAGTCATAAACATAGAAAAACGCAACCAAAATATACGTGACGACATACTAGAAATGAACCATATGAATCCAAGCTACACCAGACAGAGCCAAGGCGAATGGGAAAATTCACTTAAAAGAGAAGCAGAAGCCAAAAAAACTTCTTGACTTTAGCGACTTTTTACGTTAGTATTGTATAAAATAACTGAGGATTGAATATTGTTTAAGAAAGCAGCAGTTTTTACTGATATCCATTTAGGTCTTAAAGGCAACTCTAAAGTTCACAACGATGATTGTGAAGCATTTGTAGATTGGTTTATAGAACAGGCACAAGCTCACAACTGTGAAACTGGTATATTTTGTGGTGATTGGCATCACAACAGAAACAGTCTTAACCTTACCACAATGGATGCAACTATCCGATGCTTAGAAAAACTAGGAAAAGCATTTGATAAATTTTACTTTTTTGCAGGTAATCACGACTTGTACTACAAAGACAAGCGTGATGTGTACAGTGTAGAATTTGGTCGACACATTCCTGGTATTACTATTGTAGATGACATACACATTGAAGACGATGTTGCACTTATTCCTTGGTTAGTAGGCGATGAATGGAAAAAAATTGAAAATATTAAGACCAAATACATGTTCGGTCACTTTGAATTGCCAAACTTTTATATGAATGCAATGGTGCAGATGCCAGATCATGGTGAACTTAAAGCTAATCATTTTAAACATCAAAAGTATGTTTTCTCAGGACACTTTCACAAGCGTCAAGTACAAGGTGCTGTGCATTATTTAGGAAATGCTTTCCCACACAACTATGCAGATGCTTGGGATGATGACCGTGGTATGATGATATTGGATCGTGAGAACGATGCAGAACCAGAGTATATCAACTGGCCAGAGTGTCCTAAGTATAGAACTATCGGATTGAAACAACTATTAGAAGATACAGACAATATTATAAAGCCAAAAATGTATCTGCGTGTGACAATTGATGTTCCTATCTCATTTGAAGAAGCAACTTTTATTAAAGAAACATTTGTGAATCAATATAAGTGTAGAGAAATATCACTTATTCCACAAAAACAAATGGAAGAAATTACAACAGACGTTGATATTCAACAGTTTGAAAGTGTAGATCAAATTGTAAGTGGAGAAATATCAGCAATAGATTCGGAACAATTCAACAAAAAGATGTTATTAGACATCTACAACGAGCTATAATGATAAAAATTAAAGATTTAACAGTAAAAAACTTTATGAGCGTGGGTAATCAAACTCAGGCTGTAGATTTCAACAAGGAACAACTAACACTTGTGCTTGGAGAGAATCTTGATCAAGGCGGCGATGACGCAGGATCGAGAAATGGTACGGGCAAAACCACAATCATAAACGCCCTCAGTTATGCTCTGTATGGAGTTGCCCTTACCAACATTAAAAGAAACAATCTGATTAACAAGACTAACGGCAAAGGAATGTTAGTCACACTCCATTTTGAAAAAGATGGTATAGATTATCGTATTGAAAGAGGACGTTCTCCTAATGTTTTGAAGTTTTATGTTAATGACCAAGAACAAGACATGGATGATCTTAGCCAAGGTGATAGTAGAAAGACCCAAGAATCTATACGTGATTTGCTAAACATGAGTCACGACATGTTTAAGCATGTTGTAGCACTAAACACCTATTCTGAACCATTCTTGAGTATGAAGCAGAATGATCAACGTGCTATTATTGAGCAACTGTTGGGTATTACTATACTATCTGAAAAAGCAGAAACACTTAAAGAACAGATGCGTCTTACTCGTGAAGCAATAACAGAAGAAAATGCAAAAATACAAGGTATACAAAATGCAAACGAAAAAATTCAGGACACTATTGAAAGTCTACGCAATACGCAACGAGCTTGGTTAAGCAAGCAACAACAAGATGTAGACAGACTACAGAAAAATATTGACGAATTAGAGCATTTAGACATTGATGAAGAGCTTGAAAAGCATGAAAAATTACAAAGTTGGACAGAACTAAACAATGCAATTACGGCTCTTAATAAAGAAAAAAGCACACTTGACTCAGCACTGCTACGTGCTACTAAGTCAGTAGAAAAAGCAGAAAAAGACATCGCAAATTTAGAAGATGCTACCTGTTATACCTGCGGACAAGCACTGCATGATGATAAAAAAGCAGAACTTGAAGAAAGAAAAGCAAAAGAACTTGCAGATGCGCAGGCATACTATAAAGAAGTTGCAGACAAACTTAAAGATGTTGTAGATGGTCTTGAAGAAATAGGTGACATAAACGGACGTCCTGACACATTTTATGAAACTGCCAAAGAAGCATATGAACATCGCAACAATGTTGACAGTTTGAAGCAGAGTTTAGAAAACAAACGTGCTGAACAAGATCCATATGATGCACAGATCAAAGAATTACAACAAACTGCTATTCAAGAAATAGACTGGACACCTGTAAACGATCTCAATGATTTTAAAGAGCATCAAGAATTTCTCTACAAACTGCTAACAAACAAAGATTCATTTATTCGTAAAAAGATTATTGAACAGAATTTAGCATATTTAAACAATCGTCTTACATATTATATTGTAAAACTTGGACTGCCACATCAAGTGGTGTTCCAAAATGATCTTGCTGTTGAAATTACACAGTTAGGTCAAGACTTGGACTTTGATAACTTGTCAAGAGGTGAGCGCAATAGACTAATACTAGGACTAAGTTTTGCATTCCGAGATGTTTGGGAAAGTTTGTATCAAAATATTAACTTATTATTCATTGACGAATTAATTGATTCAGGTATGGACACAGCAGGCGTTGAAAATTCGCTGAGCATACTTAAGAAAATGGGCAGAGAACGACACAAAAATGTATTCTTGATTTCACACAAGGATGAACTTGTAGGCCGCGTTAATCATGTGCTCAAGGTTGTAAAAGAAAACGGTTATACAAGTTATGCAAACGACATTGAAATTGTCGAGTAAGGAAAAAAGTGATTGATTTTATAATTTTTGGAATAATAGACAACGCAGTAATGATACTAGGTGCTATGACTGGCCTTAGTGTTGAAAAATATCTGCCTAAGCCGTTTCAACAAGGTATAGGAACTGTTATAGGTGCTGGTATAGGAAACGCTGTAAGCGATTTTATGGGCGGAGCAGGTACTGCTAGTTGGGATCTTGCATTTGGTACAGCATTTGGTTGTATTATTGGACTAGTGTTTATTCCAATTTTTCAAATGGCTAAAAAACTATACAATGGCAGAAATTAAAGACGACATACATGACCAATTGACCAAGGCATACATGGAGTACTTCAAAGAAAATGAAAAATTTGAAGCACGAAACAGTGTGCGTACACATGCAGCCGCTCGTAGATGGCTACGTGAGATACGCAGATTGGCAAGATTACGCTCTATAGAAATACACGAAAAGCACAAAACCAAAAAAGACCAAGGCACTGAATAGGCACGGGTAAGTATCCATATGCAATGGACTTATCAAGGAAAACAAGTTGAAGAAATTCCGCAAGGAGTTGAAGGCTTTGTTTACTTGATAACCAATACTACCAATAATCGCAAATACATAGGCAAAAAACTAGCCAAATTCAAAACTACCAAGCCACCACTCAAAGGCAAGAAAAACAAAAGACGCGGAACTAAAGAATCAGACTGGAGAGACTATTGGGGATCTTCAGATCATTTGATAGCAGACGTCAAGCGATTAGGCCCAGACAAGTTTACTAGAGAAATACTTCACTATTGTCCCAGCAGAGGCGTACTAAGCTATTTAGAGGCAAAGGAACAATTCGACCGAAGAGTTTTAGAGACAGATGAGTATTACAACGGAATTATTAATGTGCGGGTCGGAAGTTCCAAAGTATTAAAAGAATATTTACAGGCAAACAAGAACACTGTTTGATCGAGGTTGCTCGATCCTCCAAGATTCTGCGTGAAAGATCGCCGATGGGTGTGGAGAAGTTCAACAGGCTGTATGCTACAAAAACTCCTTGCAAAGGAACGAAGCGGGAGGTAGCGAAGCGATCCGCAGCGCGGTAAAACGGTTGCGCAGATTTTCTTCGTGATGTCGACGTAGGTTGGGAAAGGTCAGAGCCCAGTAGCAGAGTCAAACACCTACTTCCGGTCTCGGCTGTGACGAACTCACATGAAGTTTTCGAGATGATGGAACCGCTGTGTAGGTTCCGTCTGACTGAAACAATCTACATGAAGCATTAGTGCTTCGCACTTAATCATATCAAATAATAAAGTGTTGAGCGCAAGCGAAACACAAATGAGCTTTAGCTCATTTCTTATTATCTATATACAACATCCATACTAACACTAGGGTTAACAAAACAAAATAAACTATTGGCTCGCACATCTGATCACTATTTAGTGTAAATCTGGATCTCTTCCAAAGCCTGGTTTAACTGTAGAATGTTGTGTTTCTATTATTTCGTACTCTGCATGTGGGTTTTGTAATTGCAACATCTGTAAGGTCTCGTTGGCTTGACTTACATCAAGCAGTTTGTCAACAACAACTTCACGTGTTCTTGCATCAATGATATGCCAATGAGTATACATATTATATGTGTCCTGCCCAATGACTACAATCATCATGTGGATCATCTATTTCACTATCCATAGTAGATTATTTACTATCTTTGTCACTGTGATAAATAATATTACTTAATGATTGGACTGTATCAATGAAAGTATATCAAATAACCGAAGCTAATCCTATCCAGTTAGATTTGCCTTTGCCTGGCGGCTCTGGCAAAGCCCCTCAGGTTTCTATTAAAAAAGTCGGCAATCTTTTCAACATATTTCATCCTGATGGCACAGTTATCGGAACAGTGAACAATAGAGCTGAAGCAGCATTTGCTAAAACAAAACTAAATTATGCAGTAAACAAACATGGCATAGACTCCAAACAGTTTAATAGTGCAATCAAGCAACTAAGCGGGTTTGGAAGTCCTATTGGTATGAAAACAGGAGAACCTAAAGGAAAAATAGGTAAGGCTAAAGGAAAAATAGGTAAAGTGCTAGACAAAATTCCAGGCGGCAGCAAAGTAGCAGGTATAGGATCTAAAATGCTAGCCATTGCGGCAAGAACAATAGTAGGAAAAATAGTTTTTACAATACTTGCAGTTGACGATATTCTTGATGACGCTGATGGTTGGGCTAATGCATATATGGCAAATGGCTGTAAAGTAAACAAACAAACTGATGCATACGAAGTAAAAATCAAAGACACTATTACTGAAAATATATTATTTTATGCAACCGGTGTGGTTGGTGCGGCCACCGGTGTAATTGGTAGATTAGCTATGCTTTTAGCACTTTTACCTATAGCAGGTTGGATAGCAACTGCCCTAGCTTGGGTAGGATCAGCAGTGTTAGCAAGTATAGTAGCAAAACTACTGTCAAAAACATCTGTTGCAGAATGGATAGCTGACAAGTTCATAGGCACTATGTTTGGTCCTGAAACACTAAAAATGATTAGTTTTCCTGAATGTCCAAACGAAAGCCTGCAAGAAGATTGGGAAAGAGGAATACTTGAAGACATTGCACAACTACAAGAAAAAAGAACAGCTACTTCCAATGCTCTTGCTAAAAAAGCAGCCGCAGAAATTAAAGATACATTCCTATCAGATCCAGAACTAATGAAAGTGTTAAAAGCCACTAAGAAAGCTGTAGACGCTGGAGAAATTGATAAACTTCCTAAGGGTGGTAAACAAGCTGCCCAAGCAATTAAAGCAAAGGCATCTTAGTATCTTTAACTACATCAATATTTTCTTTGATAATTCTATTTAGAATTTCTCTGTCATCGTTAGTAATAGTATACATTAAATCATTGTATGAAAAACTACCACGCATGTACCAACCTATTTTGTAAGCATCGTATTTGATTTGTTTGATTTCGTTTTCTAGAGTTTTGTCTAGCTCAATAATTTCAGATTCCTCGAGCGACTGGATCCTTGACCGAAAAAACTTGAAAAGTCCACATTGATTTTGCTCTTGTATTCGTGGGCGCATTCTTCCCCGCCACACTGTAAATCAAATGACGGTAAAGTCCATCCATCTGAAATTTCTTTAATTTTTGCTTGTAGTTCTTTATAAAACACTGCATCATTATTAGCTATAAAATCTAATATCGCAGATCTATCAGCTTCGCTGTCGGTTCCGTCTGTGATACTATCAATATATGATACAGCTAGTCTTAGTGTGACATTTGTCATTTTTGTCAGCACTTCTTGAAGCATTTTGTCTTTTTCTTCCTGCTTCATATCACTACTGTTGATCTGCATGACTTGTCTTTCAAGCATGTATTGTTCTTTTTGAAATTCTGTAGTAGTTTTATATTTGATAGGAGCAATTTTTACAGTTAATTCTCCCATTTCTATTTGTCCTGTAATTTTATGATCGGAAAAACTTTCAAGCAGTTTGCCAAGACTTACTGTACTTTGATTGGTTTCGTTGCATTTTGGACAATTTGTTTCTATAGGTAGATCATCACCGTAGGTTGCTATTCGTAATGCTAACAAGATATAGTCCATATCATATCCAACTAGTGCCCACGGATTTAAAATTGCAGGTATGCAACTTTGAATTACTCTTACTGTTGCTTCACCTGAAAATAAAGCATCGGGTGTTTTTAATATTATTTCATCCATAGCAGTCATACCATAGACAGCTAAGTTTGTGGCTTGCATATCTTGTAGGACTGTATTGTCATAAAACTGACCGCCACTTGGTAAATCAATAAAGATTTTCGGCTGTCTTTTGTGTTTTTCTAATAATTTTGACATCTTAATCCTTGCATAAATAGTTATATACAATATTTATGACCGCAAAAAACACGGTTTAAGGAATCTGAATGGCATTAGAAAGAGAAGATCGCGAAGCAATAGTAGAAGCTATCCAAGCAGGATTTAAGTCTGTTGGTAATGCACAAACTACAGGCGGCGGCGGTAGTACGGGCGGCGGAGGCGGCGGCGGTAGTTCTACAGTGTACAAAACTGCAAACGATGCAGTAGATGGTTTCGGAAAAGTTTTAGCACAAGGCGGCAACAGTATTACTACATTTTCTAAAGAAATAGCTGATATTTTACCAAGTTTCGCCGGAACAATAGCAGGTGTAGGTACTAGTATTGCTGGATACCTAGAAGATACACAAGGTGCATTTCAAGGACTTAGCAAAGTTGGTATTGGCCTAAACGGAAATCTAGGTGATTTAAGAGTACAAGCAGCAAAAACAAGAATGCCACTAGATCAATTTGCAGGAATAGTATCCGCAAATTCACAAGCTCTTGTTGGTTTAGGAGGTAATGCTACTGACGGTGCTAAACGTTTTGCAGAACTTTCTGATGTAATGTTCCGTGACGGAGCCATTGATGGTTTTATGAATCTAGGTTATAGTCTAGAAGAATCAAATGAATTTATCTTAAAAAATACACAGCTACTTAGACGTCAAGCTCTACAAACAGGAATGAGCGATCAAGAACAAATCAAAGCTGCATCCGAACTTGCAAAAAACATGACTGTGGTTGCCAAACTAACTGGTAAAGATGCAAAACAAATGCAAGATGAAATGATGGCTAAACAGCGTGACGGTGCAACACAGGCAAGTTTGCGTTTAATGGAAATGGACGGAGTTTCAAATGCTACACAAACATTTGGCGAAGTACAAAACATTTTATCATCTGGATCAAAAACACTACAGAATTTATTTTCAGATCAAGTACAAGCAAACGCTCCTCTTACAGAAGCAACTCAAAACTATGCAGCTGTAAACCAAGAAGCAGCAGCACTAGCACAACAGGCTAGAGATGCTATGGCACGTGGTGATAAAGAACGTGCAATGGAATTAGCTAAACAGGCAGTAGCAGCTGAACAAGAATTTGCTAGTAGTAGGCAAGGTTTACAAATTGCTAGGTTTGCACAAATAAATGAAGTTGCACAAGCACAAGCAAATGTTCTTGAAGAAACAGGTGACTTGATTGATGCTACAAAAGCAGTAATTGATAAGATTAAAAAAAATACAGGCGTAGAACTTTCAATGAGAGAAGCCTTTGTGCAAAATCTAGAAACTATAAACACCAACATGGAAACGCAGATGTCCGGAAATCAACAAGGACAAGATGCGTTAAATGCAGTCAACAAAGCACAGGTTGGTTTATCAAATACAGTATCAGACGCAAACCAAAAGATAGGTGAACAAATACAAACAAACAGTGTTTTGCTAGAAGGATTTTCACAAGTCGAAGGAGAAATAGGAAAAAAAGCCAAAGAAGCAATGGGTACTATAATTGATGGACTAAACAATCTAGTGCCTGGTACTACTCTTTCTGAAAATATTCCATTGATACAAATGTTTGCAACAGAATTAGAAGCAGCAGGCAAAGATGTTGACGCTATTGTAGCCAATTTAAAAACATTAACTGATGCAACTGCAACACAAGAAGAAAAAAATCTAGCAAGAGATAAATTGCTTGCCGCTGAAGTAATAAACACATCAGGACAAATAACAGCAGCCTTTGCAAAAGAACTACAAAATATCAGAGAGGATAATCAAGTCACCCAATCTCAAGCAGGAAATAACGATGAAGGAAGTTCTCTTTCATTAATAGGACGTATGTGGAATAGTATCAGCAGTTGGTTTGGTGATGACGAAAACAGCAACATGAGCGGATCTGGCGGATTTAAAGATTTTGGCCAAGGATCTGCACAGCTATTACACGACCTAGAAGCTATTGTTCCTGCTAAATCTCCAGAGGGACAACTGTTAGGAATGGCCAATAGTGGAGCATTAAGCAATCTATTAGCTGATCTAAGCGGTGGAAAGTTTGATCCTACACAGCTTGCCAACGAAATGGCAACAACAGGTGTACCTATGTCAGAAGCTGCACAAACAACTATGGCTATGGCAAATACAAGCAAAACCGGTGCAACTAGTGAAGATTCTCTTGACAACCTGAACCAAAGTGTGCTACAATTAGTAGAAATAAATAAAAGAACGCTTGAAACTGCAAATAGACAACTGAAAGCAACCAAAGGTCTTGATGGAAATCTAATGCAAAGCGTAGGAATTTAAAATGAGTTGGAAAAAATACTTTACTCCGGTAGACGGAGGAGACAATACAGCAGGTAGCTACTCTCCTATATCGGGTAAGACAGCAAGCACCAGACCAGGTCCTGCAAGGACAAACTACAACAGCTATCTACCAGATGTATATACAGGAACACCTAATCGTATTGATCGTTATGGTCAGTACAATACTATGGATCTTGACAGTGAAGTAAATGCAGCTCTTGATATACTTGCAGAATTTTGTACACAAAAGAATCGAAAAAACGAAACACACTTTGATTTTAAATTTTACAAAGATGCAACTAATTCTGAAGTACAAATACTTTCACAATATCTAAAACAATGGTACAAACTAAACAACTTTGAAAATAGAATGTTTCGTATATTCCGTAATGTTTTCAAATACGGAGATGGATTCTTTCTAAGAGATCCAGAAACAAAAAAACTATTTCATGTTGATCCTGGTAAAGTGCAAAGAATTATTGTTAATGAGTCAGAAGGCAAAATTCCTGAACAGTACGTAATTAAAGATGTTCAGTTTAATTTTAAAGACATGGTAGCTACAAAGCCATTACAGACCAACGGTAATATTACAGGCGGAGGCAGTGGATATTACGAAGGCGGCGTTCGTGGCATGGTAGGAAATTATCCAAGTCCAAGTGGATCACGTTTTACTATTGAAGACGGTGAAGTAAGTGTTGATGCAAAACACATGGTGCATCTAAGTTTGTCAGAAGGATTAGATAACAATTATCCTTTTGGTAATTCATTACTAGAAACAATCTTTAAAGTATACAAACAAAAAGAATTATTAGAAGATGCAATTATTATCTATCGTGTGCAAAGAGCACCTGAACGCAGAGTGTTCTATGTTGATGTAGGTAATATGCCAAGTCACCTTGCTATGCAGTTTGTTGAGCGAGTAAAAACAGAAATACATCAAAGACGTATTCCTTCAAAAACTGGTGGAGGTACAAATGTAATTGATAGTGCATACAATCCATTATCAACTAACGAAGATTATTTCTTCCCACAAACAGCAGAAGG